GCAAGCTTGGTATTATCTATAAATTTTTTAATTTTCTCTTTTGTAGCTTTAATTTCTGCTGGAGTTCCCGTTAATTTAACTATGTCAAACTCAGATTTTAATTTTTTATATTCTGCATTAAAATATTGATTTATGCCTGTAAATGAATCACTAACACCCTTTAAAGATATTTCTTTTTGCAGTTTTATTTCATCTGATTTTTTGGACTTTCCTATTTGCAATGGTACTAATTCTTCACCGTTCTCTTTAGCAGTTGCTTCAACATACTGCTTAGACAAATCAATATTCTTTAACGTATTAGTTTTTATGGTTTCAAAGTGCTGCTTTAACTGCTGTGGTACTTGACTTGCGGTAGTTTCAATAGGCAATAGTTCAAGTTCTGGTTGTGGTTTTTTGGATTTTTTAGGAATATTTACAGGAATATTTAATGGCTGCTCTATAGGCGATTGTATTGCTTGTGTTGCCACAGGAGCAGCTATTAAATTAATAGCAGATATAGAATTATTTAATGTATTGACTGCATTGTTCAATGACTGAGCGGCATTTTCTAAGCTAATTGCAGCCTGACTTAATCCTGAATCGGTAGAAACGGTACTCACATTCGCTATGTACTCATTTAATCCTTTTGTGGCACTTTCTAAGTTGCTGGCAGCTTGTTTAAGCTCTGATTCAGGGGTGACAGGAATAGGCTTGGGTTTTGGAGTATTTATAGTCCCAGTTTTTAAAAACTCACTAACAACACCATAAGTATTCGGTAGTATAGTTTTTGTTGTTGATTTTACAGATTGTTTTGCAAAACTAACTATTTGAGAGCCAATTTTTCCGCCAAAAGACCCAGAGCCATCTCCCGATCCCTCTAAAGAATTAAATACACCATTAACTGCATTTTGTATCTTTGCAGAAGAATTAGCGAGAATATTCTGAGATCCTTTCCGCGCTGCGCTGATGGTAGCACTTTTAACTCTTTGGGCTGTGTTTTCAAGTGATTGCTCAATTTCGGTCACAAATTGATTGTTAATTTCAGTCAAGAACTGATTTACAGCAGATGGTTTTACTGGTGTTTGTGTCTCTACATAATCATCAACCATTCCTCGTACAATTGCTTCTATTCTTGCTTTTTCATTTTTAGGATCTGACTGCGCTTTTTTACCCACACCAAAATAACGCAGCAACCCTTTAGAAGCCGATCTACCAGCAGCATCAAAATCTACACCTAAATCATCTTCTATGGCTGAATAATTGCGCTTTTGACTTACTTTGCTTGTGGTAGACACAGATGAACCTGTACTTGTACTCGTATTGCGGGCGGGAGACGTATTAGTATAAAAAGCTTTAGTGTTTGAGTCATGTGCTTGCACAAAAGCTTTAACGCCGTCCGTCACAATTGCTTCTACTCGTTTTTTTTCATTTTTAGGATCTGACTGCGCTTTTTTACCCACACCAAAATAACGTAAAAACATATTGCTAGATATTCTGGTCATAGTAGGAATATCTACACCGACAGCATCCTCAATACTTTGGTTAATTCCATTAGTGAAACCTTTACCAAGTCCTTCAAAAATGCCATCTAAGATGGCACGACTAGGACTAGCAACTACATTTACATTTTGTGTTTTACTTGCTTGTGAGGACTCTTTAGATGCTTCTTGCTGTACCGTTGATGTCTGGCCTGACATTCCTTCTTTGACAGCTTCTTTGACAGCATCAGCTAAACTTTTTTCTAGTTGCTTGCTTAAATCAGATTCAACGGTAATAGTAATAGTTCTGCTAGAAAGTCCGCCTAATCTTTCTTCTAATTCATCAAGACTTTTGGTATCAGTGTTAACTTTAATTGGATTACTATCAAAATACTTATTAACTTGTTTAAGGTGTTGTACTTTGAGATTTAAGTGTTGATTTAAATCAGTTAAGTTGCTATCATCTACATTGACAACAATAGGATTATTATTAAAATATTTATTAACTTGTTTAAGGTGTTCTACTTTAAGGTTTAAATGCTTATTTAAACCAGTAAGTTGATCGTCGTCAACCCCAATTTCTAAATTAATTTTATTAAAACTATTTTCTATAGATACAGCAGCTTCATAAGCTTTCTTCTTAGCCCGTTCCAAAGTCTTTTCTAACTCAGAAGAATCAGCAGATAACTCTACAATTAATTCGCCTAAATTCATAATATTAACTCCTATAAAGAAAAAGATTACAGACCAAGAATATTAATCTGTAATCAAGGCAGTAGCAAATTCAAAGCTGATAAAATAGCAGGTGGCAACCGATTGTTTTTGATAATATCCTTGAGGATACTTTCAGTTGCTTGGCTAATCTTGCGGGAATTGTCCTTAATATCATCAGGAAAGGGCAATAAATCAACAAAGTCCATATTGGGGTCGGTTTCCTTTTTGAACCCGTTAAAAAGCCCTGTCCAACCGATCGCATGAACCCGACCCTCAACATTAGCCTGTTCCCTGCGGTAGCGTTCCAGTGCCTCAATACACTCAAACACCACGTGAACTGGTTGATCTAAGAAGGTATCCCAGTCTCTAAATCTAGGGTCGGCAATTCGGTAGGATTGGATACGCCAGTAGATGTCTCCCCAGTCAACAGGGGAACTGGTTGCTCCCCCTCAACAGGTGCAGAAGGAGGCTCAACTTCTACCTGCCATCTACTACGTTCTTTTTCGTAAAACTCATAAATAGCGGATACAAATTCATCGCTACAGTCCTTGGTATCTTCTTCAGTCCAGTCATCCGTACCAACTACGTAAGACTTGGTTGATTTGTTGTACAAGAAACCTGTGGAAATTGGTAGATTTTCAATCACAGGCTCAACCTGAACCAAAAGTGATTCATGGTCAAGGCATGATGCGTAATTGCCAACCACTGTTACTAAGCAATTGCCGAAGCGGATCACTTGTTTGTCCTGTAATGTGAACTGAAGTGGATGTACGCAAATACTTGTAGAATTGAAAGTCACAGGTGCAATCAATTGTACTGGGAAAGCTACTCGCTTTTTGATCAATAGAGTGGCTACGGCAATGGACACAGAGGTACTATCTGTGGCACTCAGGGCATTTAGTTCAGTGAAGTCTTCAATGTAGCTATAAATGACATCAGAGTTGTCAATTTCAGAAGTTCCATCAGCGGAACGAGTGGGGGAAAGTAGTTCTTGAGCTTCCGCAATTGTGACACCACGATCTACAGAGATTTTCTTAACTAATTTAGAGGCAATAATAGCGGCTCTTTGTCTTTTTGCATCTATAGATCCAACATCCATAGACTCACCTGTAGTCAATGAACCGCGTTTTTCTAAATAAATAATTCCGGTGTTTTCGTTCCCCACAGGAATGATTTCAGAGTTGGATTTCTTGCTAATTATTGGGCGCATAATTCGATTTCTAAATTATCATGGGAATCGGCTAAAAGTTGATAGGTTGCTACCTGTTTAACAGAATCAGGAATCTTGATTTTAAAAGAGGAATTGTGACTGGAAACAGTTATTTCACCTGACAATCCTCCTCTAAAAACTGCCGCACCGCAAAGCAACCTATCATCGTCAATGCGGCAGTTGATTAGGACAGCTAATAGTCCGGTGCTATCCTTGAGAATTTTCATTAAAGGTTATAGGCAGGGAATCCATTGGAAGAACCACCAGCCGCATAATAGCCAGGTGTCCAGAGAACCTCATCTTGAAACTCTAATGTACAGGTATACTTCATGACTTCCATGGGAGTACCTGTTAAGTTGAGTGCTGTTACCTTAGAGGGTCCTTCAAATCTTGAGCCGTTGGGATAAGTAGCGATCGCGTACAGTTCCCGATTCATGAATACAGGATCAAAAAAGGTACGTTTGACAAAATGCTCTAAGGCAATATCACCAACATATTCAATGCCTTCTATGGATATTTCTCTCTTGGACCGAACAATAGCAGAACTAGTACCGCTACCAGATTGAGAGTGGGTAGTATCGACCACGGTAGGACTAGGTTGCATCCCAAAGCTGGTAATACCCAGTAGCGGAAACATATCCTGGACTAATCTAGATGTAGAGTTGGCGGCAATGGGATCTAATAAAGGTGCAATTGTCAAAGATACCGCAGTAGTACCAGCCAAGGTAGCATTAGCCAACACTAGCACTTGCTGACGAATTAAAGGGTTGGTAGGTGCAACAAAAGACAAAGAAGTACCAGCAGCAATAGTATAAGTAACTCCAGTGGTAGCGGTAACACTAATACTAGTAGCACCCTCTAAAGCACCGGCAGTACAAGTCAAAGTAGTAGTAGTAACTGCACGGGTATTTTCTGGTAACATTTTAATGTCAAGAGTGTAATTCTGCAAAATTACGGTTTGGACTGGACGGTTAGCTAAAGCCATTTTTAATACCTCAAAAGAAAATAAATTAACTTAACTACGCGCTACGACCAACACGGATGGCATTGTAGAGTGCGTCTAAATCTATACTAGGAGCGTTGCCCTGGGAATCCACAAGGTTAATTGCTATGGTTGCGTTGGCGGGAGTTCCTGCCGTGCCACCAAGAGTGCCGTCATACAGGTATAAAGTAGGACGAATAACAATTATGGTTCTACTAGCGTCTGTAGCTGAACCTCTTTTTTCATAGAGCAACCGGATACCCCAGGTGGTTGGGGTAATAGCAGGTGGCGTAAAGGTAAGTACAGTGCTGTTTGCCGTTGTACTGGGTGCAGTAGCGTTAACACTGATGGTAATAGAGGTGGTACTGTTGATAGCAGTAACAGTGTTGGCAGCAATTGTGCCACCACCAGAAGAAACAGTAACCACATCACCTATACGGACATTAGCAAAACCATTAGCAGTAGTTGTGGTAATGGTTGCACTACCAGTGGTAATGTTGCATCCAGAGACGTTAAATGTGGCGGGGGTAATACTGGCGTGAGTAAATGGAATAAATTGAGATTCCTCAGCACCAGTATCTACCTCTATCGGAGCACCGGGGGCAATAACTGCGTTGACATTATTGGTTGTGACAGATTTTAGTCTGGCAAAATCTATGGTAATTGGCATAAGTTTAAATCACTACAGGGTCAAAAATGAAAATCCTGGCTTGTTCTAATACATCAGAAGTTGCGGGGATGTGCGTGTAACGCAAGACAATAAATCCGGTTTCTATCTTATTGAGAGCAATAGGTAGATTTGAGTTTTTAGTCCAGTTGCGTAATAGAATTTCCCATTGCTGCGGTTTGTACTTAGAGCCACTACTGACAACCTTGGCGGCGACACTGGGAACTTCTCTAATCAAACACTCAAGTCCGTTGCTTGCTGATGGTGGCTGAGATGAACTACCGTACACCCAGATAGAAGGTAGTCCATTAGTGTAAGTGCCTAACTCAGTAGTAAGTAATGCACTTAAACGCTTTCTTAAATCAGATACTTTCATGAGAAGGTGTTTTTCTTAACTTACTGAGTGCATCTTGTAGCCTGACAGAAGTCGCTTGTGCGCGAGATTATCTATTAAGCTACTTGATGCGCTAGTTATATCTTTAACTTCAATAACAGTAGGTTTGCGTTTAAACACCTTCATACTGCACCTGATAAGAATTTTTTAATTCACCTGTATCAACTATGTTGCGTGGTGAGGTAACGGTACTACCATTTCTGCGAACTGTGGGACGTGGCCACTGCCATCGGTCATCCTCAAGATTGGACTGACAAGCTTCGCCAAATCCTTCAGACATGGACACAAAAGCATCCTTAAAGTTTTGAGATTGGGAGAACTTACCAGCGTACTCGCCCAGGAAGTCATACTCATCAATGGCTACATCTACCCAAGGGCGGGCAGGGTTTTCCGTGCCATTAGAAAAAGTAGCACCTTCATGAACAATTACCGCGTGGGGGGCAGTCCAGGCGTGGGTAGCCATGAGTTTACGAGGAACTTTGAATTGTTGCCATTTAACTGAAACCATGATCACACCTTACCTGCTATTGTTAAGCGACCTTCAATGTACTTATTTCTTCCTTCTAAATATCCATTTATTCTGTTTTGAACCACAGGAATAAATTGCCATTGACCTGTAACTGCATCACCCATTAAATCGGTTAAAACTGCGATCGCGGTAGTTTGATAGTTGATATCTAAGTTACCCCAATTGCCAATTTTACGACCCTTTAAATAAATGATATTTTGACCCATTTGAGCATCTTCATAAAGAGGCTTAAAGTCTTTTTTGATAGAGACAGAAGCGTGAACAATGACGGTAGAAACTGACTCAATGATATTCCCTACAGCATCCTCAACAAATTGGCCACTACCTGTTTGAAAAGTCAAACTTAGGTTAGAATTAAAGGGTTCTACATAGCCAATTGTCTGGTTTACATAGGAGGAGATCATGATTTTATTCAGCAGCTTTATTATCAAATATCCAGAATTTACAGGCGAAGAAACTAAGTTTAATTTGTTCCTTTCAGAAGCAATTCTAGAGGTGGAACTGTACCATTGGGGGAACTTGAAAAACGTAGCAATTGAGTTATTAACCGCTCACAAAATCACACTTACTAAGCAAAATGTAGGTAGTGATTATAGTACAGGAGTCCTAAAAAAATTAGAAGTGGATGATGAGTCTTACAATGTGGAACTTCAAAGTATTCCTAATAGTTATGGACAAAGTAAGTACGGACTTGAGTATCAACGACTGCTAAAGATTGTCACAAATACGAGTCCAGAATCAGCATCAACAACCAAAGGAACATCTTTTTTTGGAACTAGAGGTCAAAACCAGATCAAGTGGTCACAGTCTAAATGGTAGCGATCGCAGTATTCTCAACGTTCCTAGCAGCAATAAAGCGGGGGTCCATTGCCAACGGAAAACCACGACCTGCCACGGTAATGCTTTCTTGGGGTGGCTCTTTGCTGATAATGTCAGTGGTAGTAACTAGTCCGCCTTTGAAGTTATTGCTTGCAGTGGGGACGATGGCTCTTTCAATGAAATTATCGGTAGCAAAGAAATAGTAGCCGCTGGGAATATAAGACAACTCGACAGTACCATTGCGTCCGCCGCCGCGCTGATAGTAGACAGCATCGGATACAATAATCTGCGTATTTGCATTTTGACCACCACCTGCTAAAAGCCGTTGCCCAATCAGTCCAGAAATCTCAGATAGAGATGGAGGTGGCATAGCAGCGACAGCAGCAGGGTTAGCCGCTCCTACTTCTGTAATCATGCCCTTAGCACGCCCTACCGATTCTTTGGTGCTAGTCTGGTTTCTAAGGTTGTTGGCAGTCACCCGACCCATAACAATAAAAGGTGGGAACTTGTGTAGAGTAAGGTAATAAGACTCTATGTGACTCACTAAGTCGTCAATACCAGTAGCGGTTGTCCATTGAGACCATCTAGCAGTTCCGGTTAATGCGGCCGGTAAATGGGAAGCGGGGACTTGGTTCGAGTAGCTAAGGATAGCAGAAGCACGAGATGTAGGATCAACATAGTTGCATTGCCCAGTACAGGCGACCTGTAGTGTTAGCACAGTATGCAAGTTAATACATCCTTGATACAGAGAAGCAGGTATGCCCAAATAAGTATCTTTAATCCTTTCAGCGGCTTCAGCATTGCCAGACATAGCAAGCCTTTCAGCCTGCTGCATTACCATGAAGTCCTCTTCTGTAATTAATCTACTTTTAGCTATTTTAAAGTTGCCGAAGGTTTCTTGAGTAACACTAATTCGATCTACGTCCTGGGGGATATTACCGTCAGTAGCAACTATATAAGCAAGAGTTGGGGTGTATGCCCGCATCTTGAGTAGTGCCAAAACCGGATCGGAATACTGGACGAAAGGGAAAAAGCGATTGAGGACCGGATCAGGGTAGCCGTCTAGGTAGGTTTCGCCAGTGCTACTAACAGTTGCAAGTTGCAAATCAATAGTGCGCTGAACTACCCCCGGCTGTGAGTTAATTAATTCAATAACAGAAGGCATAGATTACACCAAACGAATTTCAGGATACAAGGCAATCAACTGTCCGTCTATGTAGGGTAAGCGATCGCGGTAAACGTCTGCTTCTAAGTACAAAGCGTAGTTTTGACTTTCTCTGTACAGCAAATCAATAGGTACAGCAGGAGATAGCATACCTAAATTTTCCGGTGAACTAGCAGCGACCCCTATAGGCATACCTAAGGGTACAGACACAGCAGCCGCACTGATGGTAACGGTATCAGTAACCGGGTCAACCGCAGAAATAGTACCGATGGTAACATTGGGGACAAACACAGCACCAGAAGCGGTAACGCTACCATTAGTGGCAGTGGCACTAGCGGTAAAGCTGTAGAGGCTGGTAAAGTCTTTTGCCCAAAAAACAATAGTAGAGGCGGGTACTGTGCCAGCCACGGACAATGCAGATGCCAGTCTAAAGGTATAAGAATTGGATGCGATCGCACCAATAACTTTAGCAGCGACGTTAGCGTTGGTTGCTGTTAGTGAAGCACCAATATCTGCGGAAACAACGGTATAGACTACAGATATGCCATTAATAGTGACAGTAATGGTGTCATTAGCAAGCCAACCACTTCCGGTAGATGTTACAGTCAAGCGTACTGAAGGTGCAATGATAGACAATACACCATTGGGAATGAAAATACCAGCCGTTCCCACAGGAAAACTAATAGAGGTGGCATTAGCGGCGGTAGCAAGCCTTGTGGTCATCCGTGGCAAAATACGATTGCCAGGGAGGTTAGCAGATGTACCACTACCAGCAAAGAAACCAGGTGCAAATGTTTTAAGTAACTTGCGTATTGCCCCAGTTGTACCTGTAGCGTAATTATGGTTCAATAGGGTATAGCGAGTAGCTTCTGCACAGTTGTTACGCGCCAATACAGGATAAAAACCTGATTCCTCATCATCGTAACGATAAGATTCGTAACGCATTAGATTTCACTCCTAATTTGAGATAAAGAGCCTACAATCCGAGCGGCACGAGATTCTATATCAACAGCATTAGCAACAGGGTTAGGGTTAGTCACGGGTTCACTGATTGATTGTTTTAAATTAAGTAAAGGTGCGGTTCTTTTCTCAATTAAATTGAGGTGAAATTCCATGTAGCCCAACTTATTAGACTTGAGATGTTTGCCGATATCTTCAGTGGTATTTTCTGAGAATAAATCACCAAACTCAACGGAAGATAATTTACCTTCTGATACCAACCCATCTGCTTTTTGACGCAGGCTGTAATACTGAGATACTATGGTTTCGCGCTGCTCAAACGCAGAAATAATAGCGGTTTTTTCCTCAATAGACTGACTTAAACTTTTAATTTGTTCAGTCAATCTATTGTTTTCAGTAATCAACAAAGCCTGTTTTTCTGACAGGATGCTGTTACTAGATTTAACCTCTTCTAAGGCAGTTTTTGTGGCTAGTAATTCAGCTTCTAAATCTTTGTTCATGGGGTAAAAATTTGGATCTCCCTTGACTGAAACTTGATCAAAAAATACTTCAGATTTCCCGTAACCCACGGTAGGATCAGCAGGGATATCTTCAGCAGAAACTTCAAATAGAACTATTTTTGTAGCTTCTAATAGTGCCTTAGTTTTCAAGGAACGATACCCATCTTTGCTGACAACATATTCCGCCGGGGCAATGACTCGGTATTCTTCCACAAAATAACCAAAACTAATACCACCAGAAGTGCCGTCTTCCAGATCGGATATAAATTGATTTGCTAAAGCGTTCCTAGAAAGTTTAACTGTGGCAACGCCTCTATCGCCATCTAGCACCACTTGAGAAACCATGCCTAATTTTTGTCCGCGTTGATGGTTTCTCAAAAACGGACAGGTTTTATTAGCAACTCTGGTTAAGTCCCAATGGTTAGGGTCGTGGGATAAGCGTTCATCAAAAACTACACTAGCACCTTCGGGTAAATTTTCTGACAAAGAATATCTTTCGCAGATATTGTCTTTTGAGGAAAACGAAAACCCAACTGTTCTCTCATCCTGATTTAATTGCAAATCAGAATTTAAGAATTTAGTTAAAATAGTTTTATTTCTAGTTGCGGTCGGCATATCTAAAAAATATAAACTAAGCCTAGTTTAACTAATAGATCAAGGGTTTCAGTATTTTTTAAATAACAAAATAAGCGATAATTGTAGAAATGTGCAATTTTCTTTGATATATTATTAATAACTTA